CCGTCAATCTCTATCGCTAATCCTTTTTCTGGAAGATATATATCTAATTGTTTAGGAGGAATTATTTTAAAACTATTGACTATAATTTCGCCGTTATATATTTCTTTAACAAAATTAACAACTTCATTTTCAATGCCCGATTTTCTCTTTGAAAAAGTAAATCCGTGAGATACACCAAAATTATACACTGTTTGATAAGAACATTTTAATACATCGGCGATTTCTTCGGGTTCATAAATTTCAAGTGAATCAAGCATCCACTTTTTGTTTTTTAAACAAACAATTGAATCATAATCAAGATGTGTTAAAATAAAACCATCGTCAAAAGGACTGTTATTACGTTTTGTTTGAATTATTTTTTCTATAACAGTTTTATTTTTTCTTGGATTGTCGCAGCTGTATTTTTCCAAACAAGTTAATTTTATTTTTTCTGAATTCCTATAATTTTCTGAACCGTATTTTTGTAATTTTGTTTTTTTTATTTTTGAAACGAATTCTATTTTTTTTGATTCGTCAGAATACACATCATTTTTTAACTTTGATATTTTTTCTCGCACAAATATTGATGTTGATGCACAACTCCTTGAACAAAATAAACCATAACCTTCTTGAAAGCTTTTGAAAAGTTTTTCAGAGCCGCATTCGCATTTGGGAACAAACGTGATATTATTAAGAACACAATAACATTTTTCACCGAACGATCTACCGAAAAAATCCTTTAGTTTTATAATTGTTTCTTTTTCTTTCCAACGATTTAATTTATTTCCGTCGTTTGTAAAGCAATTATTTAAAACCCAATTTCTTGCTTCTTGATTATTCATTTCATATCCCTATGAGTTAAATTATTATCCAAAAACGAAGAGAGAGGGAAAGCATTGGATGGATGCTTTTTCAGGAGCTACCCTATCCCTCTCTTTATATTATATCACAAAATTTTCATCTTGTCAATAATTAAAAATCACCAAATGTTCCTTGAACTTCTTCAAAAGAAACTCCGGTAGGAGTCAATACAAAGTTTAGCGTAATATAATTTATGCTCCGAGCCGGCTTGATATAGATATCCCCAACAAAGCCATTGGAGTCAATTACATAACCGGTATTATTTGTTTCGTCACAAACTACTTTGAAGTCAATAATACCACGTCGTCCCTGGACGTCACGGAGGAAAGGTTCAACTATTTGTCTGAAACGAAGCCTTGTGAACGAATCGTTAAACTCAAAAAGTGCGTATCTACTTGCTTTTTCAATGGCTTTTTCAAGAACGATGAATAAACGTCTAACGTTAATGCGGTCAAAGCCAGAAGGTTTAGTTAACATTGTCTTGTCACCGAAGAGGACAGTGCCTTCACCGGCGATAACAAGAACAGGATTTACACCATTCTGATAAAGTTCGTCGCGTTGGGTCTTATTAGGATTCCAAGCAAGTTTAACGACATTCTTCATATGACCGCGATTAAAACCAGCAGGAGACCACCATGCATCACGGTTCTCTTCAGTGTATGCCATCAATCCGGCAGTATCACCGTTACAAGGGACCCAACGGAAAGTATCATTATAACGGTCGAATTGATATTTCCAGTTACAGTCCATGAAGCCGTAAGAAGAAGAGGTCAGTTTATCACGAGTGATAAGGACGTCCTCAACCTCGTTAGAGTAGTTATTAACAACATCAGCCATATTCGGAGAAAGACAAGCAACACAGTCTTTTCTTATCTCGGCAATGTTCTGAATCAGGTATTGTTTAAGGACGTCATCAGCAGGACCACCAATGAGCATTCCAATCTCAACATTCTCTTTGTTCTTGAAGAGGTCCCATCCGGGAATGAGTTCGTCATTAGAGACTTCATTACCGTCAACACCACCGGAGAGGGTTGAAGTATAAGGAGCGGCCAGTTCAGTGAAAGCAACACCTACGCCAGAAACACCCCAATCGGATGCTTTATGATCCATCCAGAAGATGTATGTCGAAGAGTCACGGATTGCATTGACATAATAAGCGGAAGTGCCGTCGTCGTATTTTGCGTCAGTTGCTTTAGAAACGAACGGGTATTTCTCAAGAACGGTTCCTGCTTCACCGGAAATCGCGCCATCGGCATCAACAACAACAATGTGCATCTCATCGTTAGAACCACCTACAGCGGCGATAGAATCAGAAGTACCCGGATTGGTCAAGAAGAGATTCTTGTAATCCCATTGGAGAGCTTCAGCTGTTGCAGTAACACCACCACCAACGGGAGCCGGTATCGTTACAGTCGGAGGAACACGATAACCGTAACCTTTGTTCGTTACAGTAATGCTTGTCAGAACATCAGCAACAACAACCATCGTAGCGGTTGCTTGTGCTCCTTTGGGAACAGGGATTGTTACAGTCGGCGCAGTAACATAACCAGAACCTGGAGTTGTTATGGTAATACCGGTCACAACATTAGCAACAACGTTCAGAGTTCCAACAGCAGTTACACCGGGAGAAGCTGAGAAAGTTACAGCTGCACCATGATCGTCTGCGGTTGTATATCCTGTGCCAGCTCTGGTGATAATAGTGTTGTTAACAGCACCACCGGAGATGGAAGCGGTCGCAGTCGCAACGAAAGAGCCACGAGGAGGAGCCGAAATCGTAATAGCATCGCCATTATCAGCAACATTATAACCGGTTCCTTGAGTCAAAAGATTAATGCCTGTTACACAAGAGAAAGCCTTTGCATCAGCCATTTCAACTTTGATTGAATTACCCTTTGCTCCAGGACAACGAGCGGCGAACTCTTCAACATCAGCAAGACCGGTGGAATAGTCATCATTCCATTCAGCCTCGTTTTTGATCAAGATGCCTGTACCGTCGGAAGTTGCATTCCGGGCAGAGTCTTCAACAACACGAACAAGGCGAAGATTCTGAGAATAATCCAGAAAGTTCTTAGCCGAGAAGAAGTGTTGGAAAGTGTCATCACCAGGACGTCCGAAGATGTTTACTAACTCTTCCTCAGTCGTGATAGTTTTAATTTTGTCAACAGGACCCCATTCAAAGGATCCTACGTAAGCCGCGGCGCCTGTTGAGACCTGCGGGACTATTGTGCTGATATCATATTCGCGAACAACTATGCCCGGAGAAAGCTGTGTGGCCATTCCCATATTTTTTACCTCTTTATTAGTTTAAGTTTTAGTAAGTTTTAAATTTAGAGAATATTTCTCTTCTTTTATTTATAATTATGAACAAATGATTATCAATGCTTAACAATGCTTAACAAACGTATATTTTATTACCAGAATCCCAGATTCTATCAATACCGTTATTCAACATATTTTGATATTCTGATTCATCAGGATTGAATTTTTCGAGGATCTTTGCAAGCTTGTGTTTTTGATACTTCATTCTTGATTCAAGACTTCCTTTTGTAATATAAAAATAATTCGGAGATGAATTTCCTTTGAACTCCATATTTAAGCTTTCATATAAAGATCCATTTGAATATCTTCTATCAGCATAGCTTATAACAGAAATAGAGTTTTTGCAGTATTCTTTTTTGAAGTATTTCATAATTTTTGATGCTGCGCCAATAACCACTGTATTCAGTTTGTTACAAAAACGTAAAAGTTCGTATTCATATTTCTTATTGAATCGTGATTTACCGAATACCATCAATGAAACAAGTTCTTCCTCGAAAAACAATCCTATAGAAATAGAAAACGATGATATTTGACCTTGGAGATGATTCTCGGAAAGAAACTTGTTAACAAGATTTCTGTCAGTCACTAATTTCAGGTTTGTTTGTCTCGCTCCTATTTTTGCGTCATGAAAGCCTAATTTATTTTTAATGATAGACTTCCAAATATCTTTTTTATCATGCCATTCAGTATCAAATATGTGCAAAAGTTGAATTCCCTTTTCTTCACAAGATATTGTTTTATCAAGGTGATATTTTTTACCAATTTTTCTCTCTGAATGCCAATAAACTCCATTGTGTTCAATAGCTAGATTCTTTTCTGGAATGAATATATCAATTTCCTTCGGTTGTAATATATTTCTGTCATGAAGTATTATTTCACCGTCGTAGAATGTTTTTATGAAATTGACTATATCGGTCTCTTCTTTTGGTTCATTATACTTTAAAGAAACCGGAATTCCGTGTTTATGTAAAGTTTGAGAAACCCAAGAAGGAGAAACTTTTAATTTTTCAGCTATTTGATAACAGTTTAAAGTTGAGTAAAGTTCTTCAAGTGATTCTTTTGATAATAATTCAGGTTCTTCAAACTTATCAAGAAATCCCTTCGTTCTTACTTCTGATATGTGTTTTCTGCCTTGAACTGAGCTGCCATAATGTTCAGATCCGTATTTTTCAAGACAAGTTTTCTTTCTTCTTTCTTTTATTTCAGATAATTGAGAACAATTTTCAACACCATGTTTCGCAAAATAAGAAGCCTTTGATTTTTCAGGATTACAATAACCAGAATTGCCGTATTTTTCTAGCTTAGTTTCTTTTATTTTTTGAACCTTTCTTGCTGTTTCTTCTGGTGTTATCCAGTTTGTAGTCATCTTTTTTCTTACATCACTTCTATAAAGACAATCCTTTGAACAAAACAGATTGCTCCAATTAACAACTTTTTCTCCACAAGAAGGGCATTCCTTATGATGGAGCTCATTAATGAACAAATAAATTTTGTTCTTGAAAGAATAACAATCATCTACAGAGAAATTTATTAAATCATAAAGATATAACTTACCTCGGTTTATCCACCATTGTTTATCAGCACAAGGAGACGATAAATTTTTACCAGTTGACCAGAAACAATTTTGAATTATCCAACTTTTTTCTTTATAAATATTTTCAGACATTGGTTCTTCCTCTATAAGAATTGATGTTTAGGCTTAGCATGGAGTTCCCGCTCTACGCTAGGCCGTTTTGTTTTTAAAAAGCTTCATGTGTTCATGTATTATTTATACTTTCAGAAATCCCTCATGGAGTCCCTGGGACTCAAGAATCAAAGAAGGACGAGGAAACAAACTCTGTGTCATAAGTTAAAGGAGTTCTCTGAGAAGTCTTGTATTCTTCATCTATACCATCGTCAATGATCCCAAAAGGAACAAGCTTGTCGTCATAATGATCAACAGCGGATCTATTGATATTCATTCTTATATCCTGCTCCATGTCCTCTTTGAAATACTTTTGTGTAATTACCCATGCAAAAACAACTAAAGACATTACCGTGTCATCATTGCATCCTTCCTCAGCTTCATAAGAACCTTTATTACGGACGAAAGTTGTAAGTTCTGAGTAAGTATCAAAGTCGTTTATGATAAGCTGGTCATTCTCAATTAAAGTCTTTAAAGAGGACGTTCCAACTCTCTTTGATGCCTTGGACATTTTAAGACCCATTTGAGATCTTTCCCCGCCGAAACCACCACCAAGGACTTGACCCTTTCTTCCGGATGATGTCACTGTCAGGATGTTTTCGTACTCAAGGTCAGAATAAAGGATTTCGGCTACCTGTGCTCCCATGGAGTTGAGTTCAAAAATAACGTAAGCTTCATTAAACTTGTTAGCCAAGGCGAAGATAATATCAGGAAGAAGAAGAGGATCCAGATAAGGATTTCTGTAAACTCCAACCTGTTCATAAGGATATTCCGAGATATTGATTATCTGGATTGAATGAAAGTCCAATCCAAGTCCTTCGGACGTATCAACAGAAAGCATGTATTTTGCTTCTCTTGAAACTGGTTTATAAAGCTTGAGACCGTCTGGATCTTCAAATATAGGAGGCATGTAAGTAAGGACTTTGAGCTTCTCTCCTGAAATGAGTGTTCCCGCTGAGCCGATGAACTCGCCTTCAAATTCCTGCTTGAAGGCTTCAATACTTCCCATCTTTGTTATTGTGCTCTTTTTCCAAGCTTCGTCACGCCCTGGAATCTGATTCCAGAAAACTCTATGATAAACGAAACCATTTATACCTTGGACTGCTTCATTCCAGAGCTTATAGAAATGGTTCATACCAAAAGGCGTACTGACAACCACGAGCTTAGTTGTTGTTCCTGAAGATATAACAGGAAAGACAGAACGATAAAACTGATCGGCTATATTTTTAGGAACGAATGCATATTCATCAAGAAGGATTAGATTTGCTGATTTACCACGGATTGCAGAAGAAGAAGTGGCAGCGGCTATTATCCTTGAACCGTTTTCAAAAGTGACAGATTTCTTGTTCCAATCGATTACTCCCATTTTTAACCAAAACGGGAGATTCTCGTAAGACTCTTGGATTCTTCCCAGGATTTCAATTGCCGAGTCAACCTTATTTGCGAGAATAGCGCAAAGCTTATTCGGATTGAATAAAACATAATGAAGCATATACGAGGCGACCGTTGTGCTATTATGTGACAACACATCATTTGAATAAAATCTATGATTGTCATTTTCAACAGTAACATCAAACATATTTTCTTCATAACCTAAAGAAGAAAAAGAAATAACTTCACTTAGTCCATTTTTTGTTTGTATAAAATGACCGACCGAGTCTTTTGCAAAAATTTCATTAAATTCATCATCAAATAATATATGCGTATCAGCACATTTCAAAGAAATTCCAGAAGCTGTTTTTAATTCAAATACCTCATATGGAATAGTTTTAGAAATGCAGGATAGATCTTCCCACCCAGTATCAGTTTCTATCTCCCAATCATCAATATCAAATGAATCAATATACTTTACATCACTTGTAATATTATTCATTTGATAAAAAATCAACACATCTTTTTATTGTCATATCAGGAAATTTCCTATAATCGTTTTCTTTAACATGGTGAATTTTATAACCTAAACCATCTAATGATTTATCTCTTTTTCTTTCTCTTTCAACATTTCCTTCCATACCGTGCCAGTAGTCTCCATCAAACTCTATGATTTTTTTGTCAAAAAATAAAATCTGCTTTAATATAACTTTTTGCCGTTTTTATTGTTTTTTCTTTGTTACTACCGTCAAAATATGCCACACATTCTTTTAATTGAGCAAATTGAACACCTTCTGTTCCTATTTCGTTTGTTATATCCCAAAATAAATCTTGTGAAATTTTAGAAAAATTTATTTTCTTATTAGATTTTAACCACTTTTCTTGTCTATCTTGCCAACGTTTTTTACCTTCTTCTTCGCCGTATCTTTCGATAAATCTTTCCAATCTTCCAACAGCTTGTCTTTCTTTTAAAAGATAATCTGCTAAATCATAACTGCATTGAGCTTCTTCAAAAAAATAAAGCCTATTTGTTGTTTGCTTATGAGGATTTTCTTTTCTTGTTAAAGATGATTTTTCTAATGTTTCTTTACGTATATCACCCTTAAAAAATTTCTCAGAAAAAGGAGACAATCTGCCGCCGTGATCAAATGCAGGATTTTTATTTCCTTTTACTCTTTCTGATTTATTCTTTAAATGCTCGTTTGCTAATTTTTCTCCTTTTATCAATTTAAGATAAACAGGATTTTCTCCTTGACCTTTGCCATTTGTGAATTCTTTTATCTTTACAAAATTACATATCATTTCGTTTGTTGTTTTAATATCTGGATTAGCACAACAAAATAAAAAGAATTTCCAATGACTTATATTTTCTTTTCGCAAAAATAAATAAAATTTTATTTCTGAAAGAGTTAATTTTCTTTTTATTTTTTTTTAGAAAAGTTCTCTAATCCGCTTTTTATGGATGCTTTTGATGTAGAACTGGATTTATAAAAAAACATAATTCTTTTTCTTTTTAAAATACTTCAACTTATATTCATCAGGATCGATTCCATGATATTTTTTAACATGCATCCCAATGTTATATTTTGTTATTTGTATACCGCATATCTCACATTTCTTTATCTCTTTTTCTAAAATGTTCATAAAAATCTCCGATTGTAATTTTATAAGTTTCAAGTGTCTTCTTGTTTCTTATATTTATACAAACTGATTTTTCTAAACATTTTCCAGATTGTCTAGGAAAAAGGTGGATAGAAAACCGGTTCTCGTTTATCTTTTCTATCATCTCACTCTGGAAATCCCAAAGACTAAAAGGAATAATGCCGTGATCAACATGGACAATCTTGATATATTTCTTAATGAAGTATATGGGATCGCCTGCACATTTCACGAACTCAATTATTTGTTCTTGGGTCCACTCTTGCTTATGTCCCTTGGGACGAATGTTTTGGTTACCTCGATAACCCTTCTCCTCTCCGTTTTCTATCTCAATCATGTTACTACGCGGCTAGTCCTCTCAGTCCATTTGTATTCATTCCCTGGATAAGTTCTTGAAGATCTTTAGGAGAGCCTATGAAAACCTGGTTTAAGGTGTTCTGTGCACCTGAAAGAAGCGGAGATCCTTGGGCGTTTTGAGAGTTCTCTTTAGCTTTTTTCTTCAATGACTCTCTTTTGACTGTTTGAAGATCTACAAGGTTCTTGTTCAAGGCGGCCAGAGAGTTCAAAAGAGTAGCGAAGGAAGCGACGGCGTTAGGGTGTTGAGTGCCTTCAACAACATCATAAGCTAAGTCAAGACCTTCTTTGCCCTTTTCAATCAAGTCTTTATAAGTCTCTCTTGCTTCGGAAAGATCCTCTTCAATGTCTCTTTCAAGCTGGAGTTCTTTCATGTCCTCACTTTCAGGGATCATTAAATCAAAGCTTGTCTCTATATCTTGTGTTTCTTTCATGTTTCCTCCTTCGAGGACTCCTTAAAAACCTTTTTGTTATTTTGTGAGCTTTTGTGAATATTTTATGGTTCTGATCATTATTATTTATACAAAGAGAAAAATAGGGCCGTGAAGAAAAACATGAAAATAAAGCTTGCAGTCCTGGACCTGATATGTTACAGTAAGTTATAAGATGATTTCAGAGAGATAAAAATTGAGGAGTTCATTATGATGGAAAGAATGCTTGACAGAGAATTTTCGGAAGGTGATGTTCAGAAGATAGTGAACCTCGTTTGTCGCAAGCTTGAGATTCCTGATATGGGAATATTCCCCATGAGTATTGAGCAAGCAATGAGACAACGAGCACTTGCATATTACGCATATTATCACAAAGGTTTTAAACACGTGGCCGTAATGCTTTGTGAAGATGATTTACAGGTTGCGCTTCACGAGCTTGCCCATCATATTCAGGATTTTCTTTATGATGATTCTTCCGAGAACGGAGCACATGGAAGCACTTTTTCTTTGGCTTGCAACAGAATAAAAACGGTTCTCAAAAAGTCTTTCGGAGAGAAAGCTTTTCCTTATGAGTCTTCAATCTTAAGAAGGACCAACAACGAACGAACAAAATCAAATAAAATTTTTCAGGATGCAAAAAATAGCTTGCATTGAGTTTTCGGGTATGTTACTATCAGTATATAAGAAAAAGCGAGAAAGAAAAAAATCCTAATAAGGAGAACATCATGACCGAGCAAAAACACCCGAGACTTGACGATACAGTCATCAAAAACATTTCTTTTGAATCACGGTTCGGTTATATGGCTTTCTCAATCATGAAAGACGAGGAAGGAAATTGTGTCATGTATAAAGGATCTTCTCCTCTTTGTGAGGAAACAACTTCTGAGGTTACCTTCACTGTCAAGTCCCATGATATTTACAAAGAGAAAAATCAAACCGTTATTGCTCGGATGAAGGTCAAGAAATGAGAAAAATTTACAGTCATTTTCAACAGTTTGGAGACAGGACTCTTGTTTGTTCAAAATGCGGAAAAGAGGTCTTTATTCCGTTTAATCAAGTTGGAGGGTTCTGGCATCTTGCAGGATTCGAAACTCAAGATGGAGAGAAGCATTTTGGCGGACATTGTCCTGAATGCTTTGACAAAATTTATGAAAACAGGAAAAAGATCAATGAATGATACTATTGAGGATGATCAAACAGACGGCCGTCAGAACCTGGAAACAGACAAAGCAAAGAATTATCTATTTTTACGGGAAATAATCTGCAAGTACCATCCTGAATTCGTCAACAATGAAGCAATACGAACCTTTGCAATGAAAAATCCAGAGGCCTTTAATATTCCTCTAATGGTCGAAAAGACTCTTGCGGTAGTTGGTTCGTATAATCATGAAGCGACAACAGGAAGGGACTTTAACGACGGATCCGATGCAAAGACATTGACAATCAAGCCGAGGAGAAGCGGTTATCGTAACACATACGGCGCAGCATAAAAAACATCCAAAACAAAAAAGGTGCCTTAAGATGCATCGTTTTTAATCCACACAAAAACAACATCAGATATTACTATTTGCCGTATGAGTTCTGGATAAAACACTCCACCACGAACAGAAAATTGGTTGATTCTAAAATGCTTTCATTCTCTTATAATGCAAAGAAAGATATTATACAAATGTTTCTAGGATACGAATGCGAATCCTTTGAAGCATTAGCGAAAGCTCCTGGACATCCTCTTTCATCTGAAATAACTCGGGTAACTGATTTTCTTTCATGAGAGTGAAAAAATGTCTTGACGACAATCTCCTAGTATGTTACTATTCATTATAAAGTGATTGAAGATGAATTTAGAGAAAAGGAGAAATTATGAATCAAGCAAACAACACAACGTTTCCATGTTCATGCTGTAACAGAGAATTCAATGACCGCGATCTTTTTGAGGTTCCTGGAAATAAGGATGAACTTTGTGATTACTGCAAAGAAGGTCGCGTATGTCGTGTTTGTCTCGACTTACCATGCGGATTTTGTAAGGATGTAAATAAGGAGAAAGAAAATGGCATGTGTTAAAGATCTTGTGAATTCTGAAAAAGTTGCTAACAAGCTTTTGGTTGAAATGTCACAGGAGCTTTGGCTTTCGGGCTTTCCTGTTCCACTTTGTGCAGAACTCGAAAAAAGACTCCACGAAGAGACCAAGAAATATTTTGATGAAATTTTAAAACGATAAAAAATCAAAAGGAGAATTATCATGGAATTAGAAAGCATTAAAGAGATTTTGATGAGGCGTGACGGAATGACTTCTGAAGAAGCAGAGGAATTGATTGATGAAGCCAGAGAATGGATTTTTCTTGGAGCGGATCCTTCTGAAGTTCTTGAAGAAGAATTCGGTCTTGAACCTGATTACATTTTTGATCTTATTTAGTTTTATTTAGTTTTATTTAGTTTTATTTAACCCAAGGAGAACAACATGCGTGAATTACCTGCCCTTTCTGAAATGATGGATGATACCTTTGAAATCTCCCATGAAGTAAAAATCTGGCGGTTTGGAAAAGATGATAAACCTGTGCCTGTCCAGTTTCCAGCTAACGAAGATTTCAAAGACAAAAACGGTCTTTACATGAAGAAAGGACCTTTCTTTGAAATGTGGAAACACGAGGTCAAGAAGCTTTCGACAAGTATAATTAACAGAGTTCAGCAAGAGATTGACTGGAACAAGCCTGAAGAAGTTATTGAAGTTCTTCCGAAATGGCTCCCAGCTGTTCAAGTTGTCAAGTTCAGTGGCAAGTAAAAGATACAAAAAACAATCATTTTATTGTTAATGTGAAAAAATATCTTGACAAACCGTAAGATGATTGTTATAATATCTAATAACTTTACAGAGAGGTTCAGGTGAATCAAAAAGTCAAAAAGCAAGAAAATTCAGTTTCGCCGAAAACGCCAAATGAATCTCTTTCTAAAAATGCAAGAAAAAGAGTCAGAAAACAAGAAAGAGAAAAGAAAGCAGCTGCGGCAGCTAAAAAACTTGCTATTGATTCTGGTCCACCTAAAGAAAAGAAAGTTAACAAAGATTTTTTGGATAAAAGGTTCAGTGTCAAAGAAAAATCATATAAGACTTGTGAACGGTGCACAGGTTTATTTTACGGTCCAACAACTAATTTCAAAAAATATGAAGATTACAAATTAGTGTTTGAAAAAAATAATGTCTGTATTTGCTCAAAATGTTTAGCTATTTTAATGAAAGAAACTGGAGTTCTTTGCGATATTAATAAAATACAACAATAATAAATACTTTTATGATGTACGATTTTTGCTCTTTTTGTTGTTAGAAACGATAAAAAACTAACCGAGTTGTATAAATAGTTCTAAGAAAGACCATCTAAAAGGTTTTTTTAACAATCCTTTTTCGGAAGCCTTGTCTTCCTTAATACTGTGTTTGAATTTAAACCAAGTGTAGTCGACCCATAATGAATTTACTGAAGAATAAACAAGAAAAGTTCTCTTGTTTAGGTAAATTCATGTGCAGAGTCATTGTTTGAAAGGAATTAACGCTCCTTTGGCAATTAAAATCACGAATCCAATATTTTAGCCGGCCGACCGACTTGAGAATTAACTAAAGAATGAAAATACTGGGACAAGGCGAAGCAACCCGATGGTATACAATAATGTCGTGACGACACAATTAAGGTACCATGGATGCTTGTTTATTGGTTGAAACCCCTAGGCGCTTCAAGATTCGCGGAAGAGACATTTACTTCCCGGAACAGGTCACTTATACCACCCAGAGCGCGTACACTGTCTTGGCTACATATGAAAAGTATGAATATACAGAGATCCCCTCCAACAGTCGAAAGCTCGCGGAGAAAAGGATTGCCAAGCGGAGCGATATCAAACGTACCACCACGCGGAAGTTCATTTACCATTCTTGTAATTAACCAGGACGTGGAATATTGGTGCGCCAGTAATTCGAAAGGGGCCAGAAAAAAATTTCTGTATGTTGGAGGGTAAAGTTGCGTTCAGCGAAGGCGATAAGAAGAATTTAAAAAATAAAAAGATTTAAAGAAGTTACAAAATCATCCTTTAGGATGATATCAGAAGTCGAAGACTTCTGATTATGTAATAAGTCTTAACAATCCTTACAAAGTCTTAAAACTCTTTAAGACTCCTCAAAACATCTTGAAACAAACAAAGTTACAAAGAAACCAAAGTGTTTCAAGATTCAAAAAGTTCTTGAAAGTCCTTAAGGATTCAAGAACAATTCAAGAAGTATCAAGTCCTTAAAATATCCTTTAATTTTAAAGCATCTTATTAACTTTTAAAACTGTAAAAGTTCTTTATGGATTGTT